AGTTAGAACACCGTTAGAGTCAATTTCAGTAGTAGCAAAATATGCGTAAATTCCATTTGGAAACTCAGGAGTTTTACAAAAACGACCATTGTGAACATCCAAATCACCAGAATTGTCAAATTGAAAATCTTCGTTAAAGAATCCTGCACTAAACCCTGATGGTCTATTAATAATATTGTTAATGTTTTTCTTATACGATGAACGCATGGTAGAAAAACCAGAGTTTATATCATCAGATTTTGCATATCCAAATGGTCCGTAAATAGGATTTCCGTCATATGCCCATCCAATAATTGGTGAATGACCTGTTATTTCATTAAATTCACCGTTATTCTTAACTGTAAATGAATCTGGCTCAAATCTCTCTGCTAAATTTTGAGAATATCCTAATATTCCAAAAGTAAGTTTATCATCCCTACCAATTAAATGTTCACTTCCAAATCTGTTTTCATCATTAAGTGTCAAGGTTCTTAATACTGGTTCTATTTTTGCATTTTTTCCTCTTGCTTCAACATTTGCCTCAGTTGTTATTGTGCTATAACCTATTCCAGAATTTATTACTATAGCACGTGTAATTTTTCCATTTTCAATAACTGATCTTACAATAGCACCACTTCCTAAACCATCCAATGACACAATATTAATAAGTGGTTGTGAAACATAATTAGAACCCTGATTTACAACGATAACATCTTCTACTTTACCATTTGCAACAACGGGTCTAAGTTCAGCACGTTCACCAGTTTGTATCTTAACACTTGGTTTATTAACATGATTTACAATGGTTGAACCATAATCAGTACCCTGCTCATATAAGTAAACACCTGTAAGTGATCCTGAAATAATTGGAGTAAAATTAAATGTTCCTGTAACTGTTGAACCGTAGGAAACTTCTATGTCAACTTTTATTTCTGGGTAAGTAAATGTTTGATATCCAGTTCCAGTTGATCCAAAACTAACTACTTTTTCTCTATCAAAATTACTTGAATCTGTCGCTCCAATACCAGCATCTGCTAATTTGAATGTATTATCATCAATTTTCATCACATAATATGATGAAGTGGTGGTTAAACCTTGTATCGCAACTGGAGTTGTTGTTCCAGCACCTATAGTTGGTGAATAATTGATTATATCACCATGTGCAAAACCATGATTGGTATAATTTATTGTATTATATGATGTAGAAATACCTGAAGAATTAACTCTTAATTTTCGATATTGATATCCTGAACCAGAATTTATTACATTTACACCAAATAATGTATTTTTTGATTCTGTTCTGAATACATGAATACCTGCAGCAGCAGTGTCTGTCGATAATCCAACTGTATTAATTCCAGACAACGCATCACTCTTATTATTGTATATTTGTACAGTGGTTGGATTTACAATTCTAACAAAATAAGGATCACCATCTGAAAGAGTTCCAGTAATAACATTACCTGCATCATAAGCAACACCTATACCTAATGATGTATTACCGTTATTTTTGTAGTAAACAATTTGACCATTCTCTAAATTATGTGCTTCAGGGAATGTAATAGTTTCATTTGTTTTATCAATTCCACCACCAAAAAATAAATCACGACTATCAAATTTTATTTCACGGAAACGATCACCGAGTGATGGTTCAAGAAGACATCCACTGCCATTACCGCCTGTCAGAGAAATACTTTTAACAGATTCAATGTCAAAATCTTGTGGATCAACTAAAACTGCTTCAACTTTACCTGATAATATTGGTTCAGCTAGTGCTGTTTTACCTAATCCTGCTTCTATCTCTATTATGGGTGGATTAAACACATCATATCCCTCTCCACCGTTAGATACGATTAAGTCTTGCAGAGGACCATAGAAAATACTGTCGGGTGAAAGTGGTGAAATTATTTCTACACCATCTTTTAATATACCTATTTCATTAATAGTCTGCTCATCAGATGTTGATACAAATAAATTTTGACTTAAAGGAAACTTTCTTAATATTTGATTGGATGATAAATCTTTATTTGCATGTCTTTGTAGTGTAAATTTGTGCAGATCAAAAGCAGATGAACCTAAACCTATCTGAACAGTACTCGCTGTTCCAATTTGTGCTCTTGAGAAATGTAATGCAATCCTTGTTATATCTGCACCTGCAGGTTCTGGTTGTGGATCAACATAATATAATTGTCCATCCACTAATCCTGGTGCTGCTTCAGCTGGAGTAGTAGTAACACCTAAAGGATCTTTTTCTACATTGTATATTACTGCATCACCCTGTAAGAATTTAATATTCCGATTTGTTTTAAAGTCAATAAAATAATAGAGACTATTAAGTGGATTTTGACTATCCAATCCAAAATTAATTGTAGTATCCGCTATACCTACAGCAGTTTCTTGTGTAATTTCATTTGTTATATCATAACTTGGCAATGAGTTGGATGCAACGTATCCATCTATATTTTTATCAGTATAAACATTTAATACATCAGTAAATAACTGTTCATTACCCTCTCTTATTGCTACTCCTGAACTAGTTGCCTTTTCTATTACTCTACGTATATCATACTCTTCGTTTGGATTTGGGGTAAATGATAATCCTGATGTTAAAATTTGATTGTCTTGAGGAACTGCAACCGCTACAGTAAATTCGTCTTCTACTGTTTGTTCATTTCTTCTTAATACCTGAAATTTATCACCTTTCTTTATAAATGCTTTGTCTATTTTAGTTTTAAGAGAAATTGTAGCTCCATTTATTTCAGCTCTAAATCTTGAACTTGTATTATATTGCCATACATTTGCAAATTTTTCTTTGTATGTTAATCCATCATTATCAATTTTTTCACCGACATTCTTGACATATATGTTTTCACCCTCCCTAGCAAGATTCAATTCATCAATAACATCAAGATCTGATAAAACACCTGTTACTCTTAAATCTATTCTCCTAGACAAATCACCATTTTCATAACCAAATATGCTTTCATTTTTTCTAATATTATCTGCTGTATTAATAACTCTATTAACACCTGTGCATCCAAAAAATTGATTTATTGATTTAGATGTATATTCTATCGTATTATTTCCACTTACAAGAATTCCAGTAGCACCAAATCCAATTGTAGAATCTACATTTATAATAGATCCACCTATAGATACTGGATTTAATGACTTTGTATTTGGAGTGACAGTAAAAATACCTTTAATTAAATCACGGTCACTAAAACCAACAAACAATGCAATTTTATAGTAAGATTTACCACTTCTTGTAAATATTTCAACCTCCGACACTGAACCATTAGTATTTAAATCATCTGATTTGTATATGGTTTGACCTATTAAACCCTTTGGATCTCTTTGTGGTGAAATTAATTCTGCTACTATAACTTCTCTTCTAATAAATTCTGCATCAGATGGTTTGATTAATCTACCTTCCAGATCAACTACTTTTGATGTGACTCCATATAAAACCTTGAATAAAATTGATATCGATTCTTGGATACCTTTTGATTGGTAAAATGATCGAGCAAATTTAACAAAATTACCAACATCTAAATTAGATGCTAGTGTTGTATCTTCTAATCCTGGTAAGAATGTTTTCTTTATTTTTCTATAGAATTCCTGTAAAAATAAAACAGATAGATTTTTTACAGTCTCTCCAGATTCATGTGTTTCACTACTAGTATCCTCAAATATTAAAGTTTCTTTATTAACATCGAGTAAAGATGAAGATACACCTACGTTATAACCACTTATACCACTAAATCCACGTACACATCCAGTAAACGAAGTTGATGTAATTCCAGTATATGTGATTATTTCATCGTCTATTTTTAGAAGTCCATATTCAGATGGGAATCCTTTAGTGCTGGAAACGGATATTGTATCATCAGTTGCAGAAATATCAGATGTTATACTTGTAAATCCAACAACAACCTCTGGTACAAGATTATCAACCTTTAGATATTGATCAAAATTACCAATTAAGTCACTTGGACCTCCTTGAAATTCTTGGGAGATATAATATTGCTTGAAAAATTCTACAGCATTCGGAAAATCAGAAAGTAAAAACTCTGGTAACTGATTTTCAATTATAGTATTGACTTTAATTCTTCTGTCAATTTGTGACATAAATTATTTCCTCTCTAAAACTCCATTTGAGTAACTAGAGGTATAGTAATCTCTTGTGAATACAACACCTGAAACATCTTCTCCTGATGCAATTACGTCTTTAACCATATTTATGGAGCTATTAGAAACGTCAAAACTGACAAATAAATCTTTAAGTCCTACAACATCATAAGACTCAGGGAAAGCTTGAACTTCAATAATATTGTTATCTGCCTGTGTTGAAGTAATGTTTATAGTATTCAATACTACTTCACCCTTCATATAATCGACACCACCTGCCTCTTTTACAAGAACAACTTCTTGATCCTTATTATTCTTTGTAACGATACTAATTGTACCCTTCATACTGCCATCTAGATTACCAGCTGCATCTTTATTTGGTGTATCTGTAAAGTAAGAA